GACGTTGATCGATGCAGTGTGCTTGTATCTACTGCGCGCCACTGCGTCTGGTGTAGTGCAACCATTTTTACACCATAATCTATAAGCATCTGCTACCTGAGAAAAAGACCAAGACGCATCGTAGCTATTAAAGAAGTTTACTCGGAACTTAACGTAGTCACCGACATCTGGTTCAATAACAATGTTATTAAATAGTATCTCACCTCTTAGCTTGCGACCGTCTTCAAGCACATCGACGCTGACTTCATAATCGTCTGATAGATCTGCTGACTTTACTCCGTCGAGAACTGAGTTGACTACATCATCGTGTGATACAATCTTGTAGCGTGACCCGTGTACGCCCAACACTTGATCGGTGTCGGTACGCACAACAGCTTGATGACCAGCAATGATATTGCCAAGCTGGTCATGGATTGGTTGTTGTTCAACGGGAAAGTTGAAGTCGTTCATTGAGAAATGTTTCATGCTGCGTTCTCCCTTATGTCTTCTATTGGATTATAATTAAATGTTAATGCATTACGATCATCTGCAAAAAGGGTAACAAAAGCTTGGTCACCATTTTTATCTGTCATTGTTAGTTTTCTAGTTACATAGGTTTTGCTTACACGCTCATCTATTGTGATGTTAGTGATGTCGTGCAGTGATAAAGTTGTATACATGTTAGTTCTCCGTGGGTTATGCCCTGCATTATTGCAGTGACAATAGTTAAAGTCATTAGTTACGTTACGTCACTTTGGTTTTCGTTTTGGTTTTATTGCTGGCACCTCATGTTTATGAATGACGCATTGTATTTCACCATGAACAAGTGACGGATTCTTTTTTACAAACTGATCGCAATCTTCTGGTGAACTGAATGCAACGAATGCAATCCAAACTGTTTTTAACATTTGGCTTCCTTTTTTAATTTTGATTTTGCTGATGACTGCATGCAGCTTACTGCTGCACACACTTACCCCTCTTGGCGTGCCTCCTAGAAGTGACCTTAGCAAAATAAAAAAGGGGGCTGATGCCCCCTTCTGTTAAGCTTTCTTCTTCTTCGACGGTTCAATTAGGTCGTTAGCAACCTCAACGTTGATGCCCATTTCTGCATCCATGTCCAACAGTTCTTGCGGGATGTCTACCTCCTGTTGAGTTACGTTCTGTGATCCGTATGAATATCCAACAGGTGCGCCGTATGGTGTGTACCATTCGCCATTGGCATCAAACCATGCCATCTGCATATCCTTGTACATATCGTCAAGTTGTTCGTGCTTGTATTGTGCCGCTTGAGCCGCTCCAAATGATCCGCGTATCCGCTGAGTGCTTATCTCAGTGCCATCGAACAACTTGCGATCAGCCTCGTAACGGTTCTTCTTGTTGTTAGCGTTGACTTCTGAATCAACGCCGTTCTTGCCGCCGTATCGTAAGAAGAATAATCCGTCGAGCATCTTCTCCATTAGTACTTTGCGGGCAAAGCTCATCTCATCATGCGGCAAGAAGTCCTTTGTCTCATAGTCAAAGCGGTCATATTCAAAGCTTAGTTCGTTAATCAAAGTAGCGATAGTCATGTTATATTCTCCTATATCTATCGTTCATACACAGTCTTCTATGTATACAGATTAGACGCCATAAGGATTTCAACTGTGTCAAAGACGCGTAAGCGCCAGCTCTGCTGGTGATATGGATGCAGCGTCAGCTTGTCTGATGCAGCGTCCATGTCATCATTGACTCAGATGAAATACGGTGGCCCAACTGGAAGTTATAATTCATAGATTGTGTGTGAGGGAGAGATGCATCGCTGATAAGGTGTCATGCAGACATACAAGAGCCTCCTGTGATTATAAGCAGCAAGCCAGCTTTGCCAAAGCAAAGTGGCAGCTGTGAGATAATCATAGGCAGGGTCTGTGACTGCAATGACGCCGCAGAAGCGATTGTTGCATGACTCAACAGACAGATAATAAGTGTCATGCAACTCTTCTTGCAATGACCCTACCGCGAGCTGAGAAAAGACATGGAGAGACTGACTAAGGTGGCTGTTCTACGGTATCGCAGCAAAGGTCATTGCCACCCTGTCAACTGTAATAATCAGGTGTGACGTAGGGTAATTAGTATAGTTACGTAACGTCACTATTGACAGCCATATAAGAAATGGTGTCGTAATGGGGGGAGAGAGGGAGAGGGGGGCTAGCGAATGAGACATACGATAGATGTTTTAATATTGACTGAGCTTAGAAAACAGGGGTGACATGGTTCCAGCAAACAAGAAGCTGACTGATAAACAGACGGCGTTAGTAGACACGATTGTAGCAAAAGGTTGTACGATAGCACAAGCAGCAGAGTTGGCTGGATATGCTAAGGGTGAATCTGGAAGAGTGACTGCAACCAAGACAATGAAGTTACCACATGTGCAGCAGTACCTGATGCAGCGGATGAATGATGAGTTTGGATTGAGTGCTACTCTGGCTGTTGGTACAGTGCGTAGGTTAGCTACGAGTGCTAAGTCTGAGTACGTTCAGCTTGAGGCTAGTAAGGATTTGCTGGATCGTGCTGGCTATAAACCTATTGATCGCTCTCAGGTGCAAGTGGCGGGGGACATTAAAGTCTCAATTGATCTAGGGTAAGGGGTGGGGGGAAAAACTCTATGCTCACGCTATGTTACTGATCCCCTACTCACATTTTTCTTAAAAAAGGTTCTCAAAAAATATTTTATCTGTTAAGGGTGAGAAATGAGATATTCTAAGAAGCCTGAGAAGATGCCTATTCGGAAGTCTAATTCCAAGGCGAAGCTTTTATTGAAGAGTAAAGGTTATGGTCGCAAAAAAATATCAGAATCCTGAGGGTGGTTTAAACGCTGCTGGTCGCAGGTATTTTAATCGAACCCAAGGCTCTAATCTACAGCCGCCTCAACCTAAGGGCGGACCTAGAAAGAAATCTTTCTGCGCTAGAATGAGTGGTGTAAAGGGGCCGATGAAAGATGAGAAGGGCCGTCCGACTAGAAAGGCTTTAGCTTTACGAAAGTGGAAGTGTTAATGCGGGAAAGGTATAGTTATGTGTTTTGGAAATAGTGGGCCTAGCGCCTCAGCTCTGTATGCGGCTCAGAAGCCTGAGTTTGGTGAGTTACCTTCTTTGGCTATGGATAAGGTTAAGAGGGATAAGCCTAAGTTGGAAGATGTAAAGCGAAAGGGTTATCAGGCTCGTTCTTTGCTGATGCCCACTAACATGGGGGATTACTAATGCCAAAGGGTAAGGGAACTTATGGATCTAAGGTTGGGCGTCCTCCCAAGCAGAAGCCAAGTGGAAAGAAGAAATAGTGGCTGAAACTGTAGAGCAGCGTTATGATCGGCTTTCTAAGGAGATGGCTAAGTTCGAGGAGATGGTTCCTGACGTTGAGCGTGACGAACCTGATGCCTCTATGTCAGACAAGATGAAGCGTAGATATATTAATGTTACTGGCAATGCCGTTAAGTACATTAGGGATAAGCATCCTAGATATAAGAGTTTATTAAAGCAGCTTGAGTCTATTGAGGCCAAGTGGGACAAAGAAGGGAAGCATATGTAATGGCCGTTAATGCTGCTGGTAATTATACCAAGCCTAAGATGCGGAAGTCTTTGTTTAACAGGATAAAGGCTGCGAATGTTCAAGGCACTGCTGCTGGCAAGTGGTCGGCAAGGAAAGCGCAGTTGCTTGCTAAGAGGTATAAAGCTGCTGGTGGCGGCTACAGATGAAGGCTCCGCAGAAGTCATTACTTAACTGGGGCAAGCAGAAATGGCGCACCAAGTCTGGCAAAAAGTCCAGTGAGACTGGTGAGCGTTATCTTCCTAGTAAGGCTATTGCTGCTCTTAGTGATTCTGAATATGCAGCTACAACCGCAGCTAAACGAAAGGGTAAGGCAGCAGGTAAGCAGCATGTGGCTCAACCGAAAGCTATTGCCAACAAAGTGAGGAGGTATAGAACATGAATGAAGTAACTCAAGTATGGAGATTTAAACAGATGGCAAGTGCCGTCTTAAAGTGTGACAGCTTTAAAGATCAATTAGAAATGATTGAGGCTATGTATGAGGAAGCAAAGCCTTGTATTGGTCAGCCGCTTCAAGAGCTTTTAGAAAAAGATTTAGGGTAACAGTGAGCTTTATAACTACCATTAAGCAGCAAGACTTAGATCTTCTTCGCGGCATTGTTCGCAAGGTTCACTTTGCTTACATAGAAGAAAAGCATGGCAAGTCTTTTGTTACCAATGCTGAGTGCGATAAGCTTATTGAAAGCATTGCGCCAGAAGTTGTGGAAGACATGATTCGTTTTGGAGTCAACAGGGGTTTAAGATAATGGCTGATTTAATTCCATTTGATCCTAAAAAACACAAGCCTATAAAAACTGTTGGCGGTAGATCTGCTACAGAATACTTAGCAAGTGAGAAGTCTCCAGAAGGAAAAGCGTGGAACATACCAACAATATGGTTTGATTCAAAAACAAAGCAGCCCAAATTCCTTAAAGGAGATAAGGCTTGGAATGAAGCTAAGTCATTTGAGGATAGAACAGGTAAAAAATTTCCTAGATATAATACTATAGAGCTTGCCGTAGAAGCAGCAAAAACAAGAAGTAAAAGAGGCGGGGCAACTAAAAAGAGTTTGCTGCAAAAATGACTGACTTCAAGTACAAACCAGATGGTGACGTACTCAAAGCCTTTATGAAAGACGATACGTTTTTTCGTGGCGTAAGAGGCCCAGTTGGTTCTGGTAAATCTGTTGGTTGCTGTGTTGAAGTATTTCGCCGCGCACTTTCTCAAAAGAAATCAGAAGGCGGTATACGCAAAAGCCGCTGGGCTATTATTCGTAATACCAACCCGCAGCTAAGAACCACCACTATTAAGACTTGGCTTGATTGGTTTCCCGAAAGCGACTGGGGTAGATTCACTTGGTCTGTTCCGTACACTCACCGCATTAAAAAGGGAGACATAGACCTTGAGGTTATTTTCCTTGCACTTGATAGGCCAGAAGATGTTAAGAAACTCTTATCTTTGGAACTTACCGGCATCTGGATTAACGAGGCGCGAGAAATTCCTAAAAGTATTATTGACGCATGTACGATGCGTGTTGGGCGGTTTCCTTCTATGCGTGATGGTGGCCCTAGTTGGACTGGCGTTATTGCCGATACCAACGCCCCTGAGGAAGATCATTGGTGGCCCATTATGGCTGGAGAGGTTCCAATCCCAGATCATATTCCGCGTGAGCAAGCTAAGATGCTGGTTAAACCAGACAACTGGTCTTTCTATACGCAGCCCTCTGGGATGGTGGCGCAGAAGAATGAAGAAGGTGAAGTAGAGGGTTACACTCCAAACTCCAAGGCTGAGAACACAAAGCATATGTTAAAGTCTTATTACCCTAATTTAATTCAAGGTAAGACAAAAAGTTGGATAGATGTTTATGTAATGAACCAGCTTGGAACCATTCAAGATGGCAAACCTATATACCCAATGTTCGCAGCAGACACGCATGTTGCAAAAGAAGAAATCGCCATTGCCGCTTCGTTGCCCCTTTATGTCGGCTTAGACTTTGGCCTAACCCCCGCCGCCGTGCTAGGGCAAAAGGTAAGGGGAAGATGGCTAATCCAAGCTGAAGTCGTTGCATTTGATATGGGTATTGTAAGATTTGCAGAAGTATTGCGACAGGAAATAGCCACAAGATTTTCAGAATGTTCTGATGTATATATTTACGGCGATCCAGCGGGAGACTTTAGAGCGCAGACTGATGAATCGACTCCTTTTCATATTCTGCGCGGTGCTGGCTTGAAGGCGTTTCCAGCGCCCTCCAACTCTGTTGACCTACGTCTTGAATCAGTTAGCTCCCAGCTGAACAAGATGACCGAAGGTAAGCCAGCATTTTTAATTGATAGGCGCTGTCCACAGCTTATTAAGGGCTTTGAGGGTGGCTATCAGTATAAGCGCATGGAAGTGTCTGGTGAAAGATATGCTGACAAACCAGATAAAAACATGTATTCGCATATTCATGACGCACTTCAATACCTCTTGTTAGGTGCTGGCGAAGGACGAGCCTTGATGAATAATCAGAAACCGTCTAAGCCTGTGGTAGCTAAAAGAAACTTTGATGTGTTTAACAAAGGCCCACGCGCACGCAGATCCGCTGGCGTTTGGTCTAGAATGTAGGAGATAGCTATGTGTTTTGGTGGTGGTGGCCCCTCTAGTGACGAAAAGCAAGCAGCAGCAGATCAAAGGGTTGAAGCAGATATTGCTAAACGAGAAGAAGTAGAAAAACGCGCAGAGAGTAAACGCGAAGATATTAGCGAAGCTTTATCTGCAAGAACGCAGCAGCGCGGTATGCGCGGCGGTCGTGGTCGAAGATCTTTGTTTCGCTCTGGTGGCGCTGGATTCTTAGGACGGTTTAACTCATGAATACATTGGCAGAGCAAAAACTAAAGAAGTACCAGAAGGCAAAAGCCTTTCGGGAAAACTGGGTTCCTCTCTTTGAGGAGTGTTATGAATACGCTCTGCCTCAACGTGAGTCGTTTTATTATGAAGAAGCTGGGCAACGCAGGGATGAAAAGATCTTTGATGAAACAGCAGTAGTTGGTGTTCAAGAGTTTGCTAGCAGATTGCAGTCTGGCATTGTGCCTAACTTTGCTAGGTGGGCTGATCTTGTGTCTGGCAGTGAGGTGCCAAAGGATCAGCGTGAAGCAATTGATAATGAGCTAGATGAAGTTACTGAATATGTATTCGAGGTATTGCAGAACTCCAATTTCAGCCAAGAGGTTCATGAATCCTTTATGGACTTGGCTGTTGGTACTGGTGTCTTGTGCGTCGAAGAAGGGGATTCAATTAATCCAGTAAACTTTACCGCAATACCCCTTCCACATGTCGTACTTGATACTGGGCCAGACGATAAAATTGACCATGTATTTAGAGAGCGTAAGAAGATTCCGTTTGATGATCTAAGGATTCTCTTTCCTGATGGTAAGTTTGATCCAAAGGTCGAGCAACAAATGGGCAAGGACAGAGAAACTACTGTTCTTGAACTTGTATGCCGCGACTACAGTAAGCGAAACGAGGAGGCTTACTATCACTATGCATTCTGCATGAGTACCAAAACAACGCTATACGAAAAACAAATGAAGGGCGTCGGATCTAATCCCTTTATTTGTTTTAGGTGGTCTAAGTGTTCTGGCGAGGTGTATGGTCGTGGGCCTATTCTTAATGCTCTGTCTGCTATTAAAACTACAAACTTAACCATTGAGCTTATTCTTGAAAATGCTCAGATGTCTATCTCTGGTATATATCAGATGGAAGATGATGGCGTAGTTAATGTTGATACAATTAATTTAGTCCCAGGGACTATTATACCAAAAGCTATGGGTTCTGCTGGCTTGCAGCCTATACAAGCAGCGGGTCGCTTTGATGTAGCGCAGCTTGTTCTTAATGATATGCGCCTTAATATTCGCAAGGCTTTGTTCATGGATATGCTTGCTGATCCTAACAAAACTCCTGCGACTGCAACTGAGGTGGCCGAAAGAATGGCTGACTTATCTAGGAGAATGGGTTCTTCATTTGGGAGATTGCAAGCTGAACTCGTGCAGCCCGTACTTCAACGTGTAATTTACATCCTAAAGAAGCAGGGCCGCATAGAAGTACCTACAGTAAATGGTAGGGAAGTTAAAGTGCGATCTGTATCTCCGCTCGCTCAAGCACAAGCAAATGAGGATATCTCAAGTGTTGCGCGTTTCTTAGAGCTTGTTGGTGGAGCCTTTGGCCCTGAGATGATGCAAATGTTAATTGACTCAGAAAAGACTGCTATATTCCTATCTAAAAAGTTTGGTGTACCAGAGAGCTTGATTCGTGACGAAGAACAGCGTAGACAAATAGCTGCGGTTGCGCAGCAAATGGCTCAACAGCAAATGGCTCAACAGCAACAAGGAATGCAAGTTGGCGACGAAGGCTAATATTGGCATAGACGGAATACAGCGTCACATAGATAGAGACGTTGAAATAAGCAAGAATATAGCTCAGATATTTAACACGCCTACTGGAAAGGCTGTGCTTCAATATCTCAGGTCTGTAACTATTGAGATGGTTAATGGGCCTAATGTATCTACAGAAGAGCTAAGACATATAGAGGGGCAGCGGTATATAGTTGGCCTTCTTGAACAGCGCATATCACATGCACATAGGAGTAAAGACAAATGAGTGATGAAGCAGCAATTGAAGCAGCAGAAGCAGATGGCCGTGATTTTGTAATTCAAGAAGATGTAGATCAGGCGGCTGCGCCTGAGCGTCCAGAGTGGTTGCCTGAGAAATATAAAACAGGTGAGGATTTAGCAAAGGCGTATAAGGAACTTGAATCTAAGCTTGGCGGCAAGGATGAAGAAATACGAGAAGCTTTGCTTGAAGAAATAAAAACAGAAGCTTTTGCTGATAGGCCAGAAACTGCTGGTGATTATCAGCTTCCAGATATTGTTGATGATGATCTTGCTGTTGATAATGAACTCTTGCAGTGGTGGTCTGAGCATTCTTTTGAAAACGGATATGGTCAAGAAGAGTTTCAAAAAGGCATAGAAATGTATGCTCAGGCAATTAATGGAAGCCAACCAGATATAGAAGCTGAGTCGGCAAAGCTTGGTGATAATGCCAGCACAAGAATTGAAGCTGCATCTATGTTTGCTAATAAGTTTTTCCCAGAGGATGCACTGCCAGCTATTGAGCGTATGTGCGAATCTCATGAGGGGATTTTAGCTTTAGAAACTATTATGGAAAAAATGAAAGATGGTAATTTTGCTGGCAATACTAGCCCATCTCCATCTGTAACAGAAGCAAGCTTGCAAGAAATGATGAAAGACCCAAGGTATTGGGAGCCTAGAAATAGAGATCCAAACTTTATAAAGCAGGTAGATGATGGATTTAAATTACTCTACAGAGGTTAAGATTATAAAAAGGGGGAGTTATTATTTGACTCCCCTTAGATCTTTTCACATTGATGAGCTTGAAAGAGTTCTTTCAAAAGAAAATCGCAGAGAAATAAAATTACTTGGTTACTGCGATGTAAGGACTGCATTAGAAGTAATGAGCAAAACATCTGAGGCTTATGTTTGTCGTAAAGATGGAGGTGAACTTTTGTTTGTTGGCGGTCTTTGGTTTTGTGAGGATCAGGATTGGCCTCAAATGTTTGCAATGTTTTCCAATAAAATAAAGGAAAACTTTACTATGCTAGCACGCGGATCGAAGATGTTAGTAGAGTTTTTTGATCAAAGCCAATCGCATATGTCTATGACAATTCTTGCTGATTATGAGGGCATGGTAAGCTGGGCAACATGGCTAGGATTTGATCCTGTTGGCGTTTCTACACAGAACGGAAATAAGTATGTTGAATTTGTTCGTTGCAATTTAGATCAAAATTGTGTTTATGATGAACCACGACAGCCCGTAATACATTGAGAGGCCCGTAAGGATACCCTTGTTGAGATAGAAAAGCGGATACCTGTGATTAACTGAAACTTCTAATAGGACTGTAAAAATGGCTAATACTATTGATCAAGCCTTTATCAAGCAGTTTGAAACTGAAGTACATATGGCGTATCAGCGTATGGGTTCCAAGTTACGGAACACTGTGCGTACGACAAATGTCACAGGTTCAACTGCTCGTTTCCAAGTAATCGGAAAAGGCACTGCAACTACTAAATCTCGCAATGGCAACGTAACTCCAATGGAGTTAGCGCATACCAATGTTGAAGTAACAATGGCTGACTTCTATGCTTCAGAGTATATGGACAAGCTTGATGAATTAAAGATTAACATCAACGAGCGTCAAGCTGTAGCACAATCTGCTGCTGCTGCACTCGGTCGTAAGACTGATGAAATCTTAATCACAGCAATGGATGCTGGTGCTAACAGCACTCAGATTGGTGCAACTGGCAGCGCAGTAAGCAAAGCTGACTTGTTGTCATTGTTTGAAACTCTTGGGAATGCTGACGTTCCAGAAGACGGACAACGCTACTTAGCTATGTCTCCTTCTGGTTTTGCTGACTTGTTTAACATTAACGAGTTTGCTTCTTCTGATTACGTTGGCCCTCAGAACTTGCCGTTTGCTGGCGGTATGACAATGAAAGAGTTCTTGGGATTCAAGATCTTTTCAACGTCTGCTGTAGCTGGTGGTAAAAACTTTTCGTACCATACATCTTCAGTAGGGCTTGGCGTAAATGCTGATGTTCAAACTGAGGTAAACTATATTGCGGAAAAAGTCTCACACCTTGCCACATCAATGATGTCTATGGGTGCTGTCGTTATTGATAGCGATGGTATCTATGAAGTCCTTGATAATAACTAAGAGGATTAATCATGGCTTATAATTCAGCAAACCTTACTCGTTTGAGTGGTGCTTCTGGTGTTTCTTTGTGGCACTATACTACAACAGATGCTTTTTCTGTTGTTCGTGCAGAAGATTACTTTGAAGATGCTCACCCGATGCTAAATATTAACGATGTTATTTTCGTTATTTCTGCATCAGGCGGCACACCAGTAGCTACATTGACTTACTTTAACGGCGTTGCAACCACTGCGGTTGACGTTGTTGATGGTAATACAATTAGCGCAACTGATACCTAAAGGAGTGGGGGCTTCGGCCCCCAAACCAACATGCCAAGAGTAGCTGATTCATCATTAGAAGTTGCAAGCAACGCATTATATCTTATTGGTGCTGACGGGATTACCGACTTTGCAGCTAGTACATCTGAAGCAAAAGTAGCTAATGCTTTATATGAAGACATAATACAAACTTCATTTGCTTCTTTTCGTTGGCGCTTTGCTACAACTCAGATAAATCTTACACGCTTAGCAACCGCTCCAAAGGGTAGGTTCTCAGCGTCTTATCATATTCCTGCATCTTGCGTTACGGTAATAGGCATAACTATTAACGATGCACTGATTAAGTACGATATCTATAGTAATAAAATATTCTGTGACGCGGATGCAAGCGATACCGTTGTCTTAGATTATGTTGAGAGAGCGCCTGAGTCTAGCTGGCCTTCTTACTTTACTACAGCAATTGAGTTTACTCTTGCTGGTTCCTTTGCAATCTCTTTAGCTAGAGATGCACAGCTTGCTCAGTTAATGGAGCAGAAAGCTGCGGCATTGTTTATGAAGGCTAGGAACATTGATTCTCAGCAGCAAACAACGCGCAAGCTAACAACATCGAGGTTTATTGCTGAAAGGCGCAGTTAATGCAGAAAGTAAGAGTTCCAATTAACAGCTTTCAGTATGGAGAAATCAGTGACTCATTAATAATGAGAACGGATTCACCTGTTTATGGACAGTCGGCTCAACGATTAGAAAACTTAATTGTTATGAGCGAAGGTTCTGTAAAGAAGAGAACTGGCCTAAAGCATATATATAATTATGGAATTACTTTTAATTCGACTTATCCAGAGCAATCTCATTTATACAAATTTATATTTGATGACAATGAAGAGTATATAATATCTATTGAGCATCAAAAAGTAAGATGTTTTCAACTTGAGACAAATGGCAATGTAACTTTAGTTCAGACGCTTACTACTGATGTTGATTCAGTAGCACTTCCATTTGATCAGCAATATTTGCAAGAATATACAGCTGCTCAATATGGCGATGTTATGTTTATATCGCATCCTTTGTTTGCACCTAGAATGCTTACAAGAACAAGCCTTACTTCTTTTGAAATAGATACTTATTCATTTGATGCGCGAGCAGATAATAAGGTTACTTATCAACCGTACTCAAGATTTCAAAGCTCTAGTCTTTTGTTTGACCCAAGTGCAGTAAGTGGATCAATTACAGGGTTTGTATATTATGATGTAACCGCAGTAGCGCTTGACACAGGCATTGGATATACACCTTGGGTTCCTACTCCTGCGGCAGCATCAGAATTTGGAAAAACTGGAATATTTCCAGAAGCAAGGCAAATAGTAATTACGCCTTCTATAAGTTCTACAAGAACACATACAATCAATGGCACTAATATAAGCGGAACATCTATTAGTGAAACCATTAATACAACTAGCAACTCAGCAGCAACTTCAACAAAGTATTTTAAAACAGTTACCAGTATTACTACAACCTCTGCTACGGGAGGTTATAGAATAGATACTGGAGTTAAAGGCAGTCCAGCTTATTTTTCATCAGGCCATGTTGGTACAATAATTAGATATCACGAACAGGAAATAGAAATTACAGCAGTAACAGATGCAGCAACAATAGCAGGTACTGTTGTTGATGAGCTTGTTGCACGTTTATCTGTTCTTAATCCACTTAGAACAAGAGACGGCTCAAGCACGGTTGAAGTTACTCAAATTAATCATGGCCTTAATGTTGGTGATGCAATTACAGTACAAGATGCTTCTGCAACAGGTGGTATTAATAGTGGTAATTTAAATGTTACAGATCAGGTTAGAGAAATAATAGATGATAATACTTACACATATCAGGCTGGTGGCTCCGCATCTAGCAGCGAAGATGGTGGCGGTCATGTGTCTATATCCTGTCATGCTCCAACAACAACATGGGATGAGCAATCATTCTCTGCTGTAAGGGGATATCCTGCTGCTGTTGTATTCCATGAAAACAGGTTGTGTTTTGGCGGCACGTTATCTGAGCCTGATACAATATGGATGAGTAAGATTGGTAGCTTTTTTAACTTTGATGTAGGTGAAGCTGCTGATGATGATTCAATTAACTTGGTCGCTGCAACTGGTGATTCTCATGAAATAAGATACATGATTTCTAATCGTGATCTTCAAGTGTTTACTTCTACTGGTGAACTATATGTTCCTACTTACTTGAATCAAGCAATTACTCCGACTAACGCTCAGATAAGAATGCAAACACCATATGGTACAGAGTTTGTAACACCAACATCTATAGATGGTGCGACTATATTTGTGCAGAAGAATGGTAGGATTATTAGAGAATATTTATACAGTGATTCTGAAGATGCATATACAGCATCTGCTATTTCGACTTTAGCTTCTCACTTAATTGATTCTCCAAAGTATTTATCTGTGGCTCATAGTGGATTTAATCTTGCAGATTCATATGCCGCTTTCTCACTAACTAATGGTGATTTAATTCTGTTTACCTCTAATAGGGCTGAGAAGAGAGCGGCTTGGACTAGGGTTAGCACGTCTGGTAGCTTTGGATCTGTTATAGCAATACACAGTAGATTGTTTGCAAATGTATATGACAGCAATGGTAAGTTACATCTTTGTGAGTTTGATACAGATAGAGGCTTAGATTTATGGCAAAGTAAATCTGTTGTTGCCAATAAAGTAGATGCAAGTGACGTTTATAGCAATGGAGATGTAGTTGATGTATATGGGTATGCTTCTTCTAGCGGCTATACTTACTTAAATCAGTTCACTGTAGATAGTAATGATGACATTGATTTGTCTGCATATGCTACTCCCTCAACAGTAAATTATACAGTTACTGTAGTAAATGATGGCGGCAATAAGTATGCAATAGCTGGCATATCTGGTTCTGCTCCTACTCTTAGTTTTTCTCGCGGTAATACATATGTGTTTGATCTTTCAGATTCATCAAACTCTGGGCATCCTTTTGCATTTAGAACAAGCGCAGATGCGTCTTACACAACTGGTGTAACAACAACAGGAACCGCTGGGCAAGCTGGAGCAAAGGTTACTATAGTAGTGGCTAGTGATGCGCCAGCTTCTTTAAAGTATTATTGCACAGTTCATGGTAATTCTATGGGCAATACAATTGCGGTTAGTGATTTTGTTAATACTTATGAGAGCGCTGAGTTTGGCAAGAAGTTTACCGCTAAGTTAGTAAGCAATCCAATAGATGCAAACATGGGCAATGGGCCTTCGACTGGCACAACAAGAGGAATTACCAACATTGTTGTTGATGTTAAATCAACGGAATCAATGAAGGTAAATTCAAACGATGTTGTTAGTTCAAGTTTTACTGGCAAAAAAGAAATAAAGACTTTGGGTTACAATAGGAATCCACAGATAACTATTGAGCAAGACAAGCCACTAGGCTTACAGATTAATGGAATAGTAGCGGAGTTAATAGTCTAATGGAACCAATAACAATGGCTATGATTGGAGCAAGTGCATTAAGTGTATTTGGTCAAATATCTGCTGGTGTTGCTCAACGAGAAGCATCTAAATTAAATGCTTTTCAAATTAAAACAGATCAAGCCTTAAATAAAACTCAAGCTATGCAAATGTCTAGGGCAAGAAAGGAAGAGTATGACTTAGCAACATCAGCTAATATAGCTGCATTTGCTGCTGCTGGTCGTGATGTTGGTTCTGATAGAAGTGTTCAAGCATTCTTAGATAGACAAAAGGAAATTATTGCTCAAGACACTGGTCGCATAGATCAACAAATTCAGTTTCAAAATATGAAGTCTAAATCAGCAGCTATGGCTGAAAGAAGACGTGGAGACAATGCTTTAACTGCGTCTTTATTTAGTGCTGTTGGCACTGCTTCTCAGGGTATTTATCAATATCAAACTGTAAAAGCGCCAGCCGCACCGCGCGGTGGTGGAGGAGGCAAGTAAATGGCTGTTATTAGACAAAGAACTCAAGTCTTTAATCAGCCTGTTGGTGTTGTGCGCTCAGATGCTGGCGGCGCGCAAGTAGGTGAAGCTATTAGTAACGCAGCTTCAAGGATTTCTCAACTTGCATATAGAGAAGCTGCTCAAAATGCAGAGGCTGCTGGTAAAAAAGCTGCTCAATCTCAACCATCTGATAAAATAATTGCTATTGATCCTACTACTAATATGCCTGTGGCTTACACGCCGCCTGCTTCATTTGGAACTATTGCTGCTAGATCATATCAAAACATGATTGATCGTAGATTTGAAGAATCTATTCTTAGTGAGTTTGCTGCTAAGGGTTCAGAGTTTGCGTCTAGCTCTTCAAGTGCAGATCAATATAAATCCCGTATAAGTAATTACATACAGGAAATGTACAACTCAGAAGGTGAAGCAACTCCTTATAGTAGATACATTGAAGAAGCTGGAAAAGAATATGTAGCTAGCACATATGCATCTTTAGCAAAAAAACAGGCTGAAGCGGCAAAGAAAGCATTAATAAATCAGCAGTTAATGTCTGGTTATCTTGATGAAAAAAAGCTGGTTAATCTTATTGGGGCTGGTGCATCTAATGAAGACATAACAAGTTTAGCAAACTCTCTTCGCGCTAGGTATTTAGATTTAAAAGACACAGACAGCATGACATTTAAACAATGGAGATCAGCCAATGATCGCATTGATGGGCTTGAAGGGTTATATGCTAACAATAATCTTATAGATATATACTCTACGCTGTCGCCTTCAGATCAATCTTTATTTAAGCTTGGCCTTACTAAGCCAAATATTATGAGTAGCTTGGCTAATAAAATAGGCAGTAATAACTTAGAGACTTTAGCTTTAGAAGCCAAGACAACAACAAGCATACCTACTTTGCTTGCTGGTTTAGATTCTTTTGCCTCTATTGCTGATGAATATGTAGAGAACCAGACTAATAGCATTCTATCTGAAGTAGGTTCAACTATAAGCGCTTCGACATTGGTAGCAGATATAGAAGCTATGGGAGCAAAAATTGAAGACAAGTCTGTTAAAAATGAAGTAATGTCAGAGTTGCTAGCAAAATGGGTGGAAAAAAACCTAGACGCGGCTGGCAAAAAAGCATCTGATATAGACATTATTTCTGAAGCTCTTTTAGATGAATCCTCACCAGATTATCAAGCAATAGCTGATTTAATTGGTGGTGATCAAGGTGAGTCTGTAGCAAGACAAATACAAGGAATGACTCAAGAGCAAAGATCTAATCTTGCAACTGAGATTAGCGAAAGACGAGCGGCTTTAACTCGGATGGAAAGTAAAGCTGACTTAGAAAAAGAAAATAGATTACGTCAAAGCTTAATTGATTTTAAAAATTCTACTGATTTAAATGCAAGCTTTCAGTCTGCTTTATCAAACATAGAAGCATCTGGATTAGATGAAACAATTCAGCAAACTTTAATAGGACTTGCTAGGCAAAACTTTGCCGAACAATCTAGAATAAAAGTAGACAGAATAAAGTTAAGCAAGGTAGATATTCAAAACTTAAAAAATTCTGTAACTCAAGAAAGAACAGATTTAAAAGGCAATGTTAAAGAAGCTTACAATTTGCTTAGAGAGGTTTACAAGTTTGATGCTTCAAGCACTTCTGCTTATTTAGATAGAAAACTAGAAGCAGTTACAGAGCAAAACGATAGATATATTATTGGTATGAAGATAGATGCTATTCAAAGCAATCTTTCTACTGCTAGCCCTAATGATTTAGCAGAGTATGATTCTTATTTATTTAAAGATGAGTTTATAAATGCTGCTAATATGCTTGAGTTTCCTCAAATCGTAGAAGCTCTTAATCAAGGCGTTGTACTTCCATCTGTTAAAGTAGCTATGGAATCTGCCCTTACTTCAAATAGTGAAGATGTTTTAAATAATGCAATCCAAGTGTTTGATAAATTTTCTAATCTTGAAGCTACTACCGAAGATGGTCGACGCACTAATTTAGATATAATGCGTAAAAATCTTAGTCCAGAAACATACGCATTATATTCTGCAATGAACTTTGTTGCTCGCGAACAAGGCGTAGAGCCATTGTCTATTGCTCTTGAGTTTAGAAACTACGATGGAAATGTTGATAATGACATTAAGGCAGATCTTGATTTGCCAAAAAATGGAAATATCAACAGAGCATTAGACACTTATCCAATGAGTAGTAATTATAAAAAAGAAATATTAGCAACTCTTCGGATGCAAAAAGTAAGGGGTAATGTAATTACTGAGGATTTAATATCTTCTGTAATAAATACCTACACTTCAAAGATGAAAAAAGATCCTAGTGTTGTTGGGCCTTATATTGGTGATAGCACTGCATTCCCTAGGAATAATTATTTTTCAAATGATGAAATTATAGCAAACAGAAACCAGCTAACAAATCTTCTTGCTGATTCAGGTCAGTTTAATGATCTTTTAAAAGGAGATAATGCACTTGATACAATGGCTTTTACTTTAGGTGGTATTCTTGGTGGGGATGTAATGCTTACGTCAAGAGCTATTGTTGAAATGTTTACTACTGGAGTAGGTGCTAATGAAGAGCTGTCTGATAGAAATAGAATAAGACAAGGTTTAGCTGCTTTAAATATAGATTTAAAATACAATCCTGTTGTTTCGTCTATTGAGTCAGGTGTTCCTATGTATGAAGTTGGATATCTAGATCAGTTTGATAGCTTCCAACCTATTATGATTAATGACCAAACTTGGACTTTAGAAAAAACTGAATCAACAAGAAAACAAGATCTAACTCTTCAGTCTTTTAATAATTTAACTGTAGCTAACAATGCAGACGCTCCAAAAGCTGAAAGGGCTATTGCAGAAATAAATTACTTAGCAAGCCTTCCTCACATGGATGAAGAAACATTTATTAATAATCCTTCTAACATGGCAACGTACAAAGAAATTTTTGGTGATAATACAACAGCATTAAATATTTTTAGAAGTCGGCGCGAAGTTTATACAGGATCTAAGAATGCTAAAGATTTAAATTTGTCTTTGCAGGAAATAGAAGAAATACAAAACTTGCCTACTAATGTACCACCAAGGCCAAATCGAGATCCTAAATATACTGATACAGAAATTATGACAATGAATAGAAGTCAGTTAGCGTCTGCATTTTCTAATATAGAAGCATGGGATTCTAGATATGGAAATTACTATAATCTTGATGGTTCTTTAAAAGAACAATATGCAGCTGCTCATGCTGTTCCACCGCGTCCATTACGCACTGAGCTTTATCCACAGTACACTGATACTGAAATAATGACCATGACCGTACAACAACAGCTTTCTGCATTTCCAGAGCTATATGCATGGGACAAGCTTTATACAAACACACACAATAATGATGGAAGCCTGAGAAAGCAGCCAATAATAACTGGTTTAAATAAATGAAGATAACTGTTCCAGAGGCAAGACCTTTTAATATTGGCAGACAGCCAATGCAGTCTACAGTGCCAACAATAGGGCAAACAGGTAATGCTCAGTATGGAAGAATATTTAATCCAATAAAAAATCAATTAAATTTCTATTCTAGGATTTCTACTTACGATCCAGAGTCAATTGATCGTGTTGAAACAGTAATAGAAAAACAAGGGTTTAATGAAGAAGATGCCCGTTATCTTCGTTTGTTTGGAATTGGTTCTCAAGATAACTTTATTTCTGCGCTAGAGTTTATACAAAAGCGTAGAGATAATTATAGCGTATTAAATCGCTCTACTGGTCTTAATTTATTTCTTACCGATCCTAGCCTTCATGCATCTATTGCTATTCCTTACGGCGGTGTTGCTGCTTCTTTGCATCTTGGCAAAGGGCTTAACGCTTTAGGCTTTCAAGGCAGCGTTAGACAAATTGCGCGCGCAAAACAATTAATGCAAGGTAAAAATCTTACTGCTCAAAACCTTGCCAAAATAGGCGCTCTAGATGCAGCAGTTGTAGATGGCAGTATTACGCTTACTGAGGCGCTTACTGAGATTAGTGAGGGTAAAGACCCAATAGCTGAAATAGGAGACGCAGCGCTTTATACAATGGGTACAGCGGCTGTTGGCGGTTTACTCGGATATGGTATAGGAGCAGCGCTTAATAGACCTATTTCTGCGCAAGCTAGGCAAGCAACCTTTGGTCGTAGATACAAAGAATATCTTAATAGTGTATCTGACGAGCCAGCAAAAAGAGGCGAAGATTTATCTTTTACTGGTGAGTGGTTTACTAATTCTTGGTTTATGAAAGCAATACCAACGCCTCTTCGTGTAACAATACAAGATAAGTTATTACCAGACTGGGCTAAGATGGATATGCTTCAGCTTGGTGGCGATAATGGAATGCCCTTTGCTATGAATCAACTTGGCAAAAGTGTAGGCAGTTCTGCGTTTACTGAATCTGCAAGACGTCAAGGTGATTGGTTTAAGGCGCTTGATGTTATTAATCAAAGCTATCGTGAAGTAAGCTCGCGTAATCCTACTGCTGAGTTCTTTAATGTTCCTGTTGGAGAATATTATGAGCGTATTCGTCGCAAGTTAGGTAAGGATAGCTTTGCACCTGATGAGTGGTACAATCACATTGGTCGCTTAATGGTTGATGAAGTGCCATATGATAAGATGACGCCACAAGAGGCTGCGTCTGTTCAAGCTGCGCGTGGATTCTTTGAGCAATATGGAAAAGAGTTAGAAGAAGTTGGACTTATTAATCCAAAAGATCTTTTTGAAGACAACTATTTAAAAAATGTTGGTCGGCAAATGGAACTTCAAAGCGTTACTAGAAGTATTATTGAGCAAAACAAACGTTGGATGCGTCCACAGCAAGATAGACTTTCAACAGATATAGAAAAAATAACTAATAAGTTAAAGAGTTTACAAAAAACCGCTACAACTAGAGGCTTAACAAATAAACAAGTTAAATTTAAAGCTGATTTAGAAAAAGATCTTGTCGGAAAACAAAACTTAATAGCTCAGTTTGATGATGCATTTGATAAAATACAAAACGCAAAATCAATTGATGAGTTAGCTTTGCTTTATAAAGAATTAGATCTTACAGCAGATATGCGTAATGCCTTGCAAGACTTAGCAAAGGCTATGGATGATACAAGAGCTAGAATTAATAATGCTATGGATATGATTGATGAAATGCCATCGGTTAAATCACCTAGCAATTATCTTATGCGTATCTTTAATCGCCGCAAGATTGAATCAGACCGAGAAGGTTTAAAGAATATCTTAATGAATTGGTATCGTGAGAATCCTCAGATTATTGTTAAGGGCGATGACAATCTATTTAAAAGACAAGAGCTAGCAACTGATCCTGTTTCTGTTGAGCGTAGAGCCAACGAAACTATAGACAACATTCTTGGAGAAACAGACGAGGATGCTGTTGATGCAATCTTTACTGGGTTTGGTCGCAGCGGCCCGCTTGTATCTCGTCGCCTTAATATTCCCAATCACTTAATTAAAGACTACATTGTGACTGACATTAAGGAAGTTATGATTGCTTACACCAATCGTGTTGGCCCCCGACTGGAATATCATAAACGCTTTCGTGATCCAGAAACTGGCAAGCTAATGCCACTAGAAGCGCGAATAGATTATTACAGATCTAGGTTAATTAAAGATGGCGTTAATGAGCAGACAATAAATAAGTTTATTAAAAACTTTGTTGCTATTTATGATCAAGTTGTTGGAACAACGCTTAAACGTCCTGATGCTATAGATACAAAAATAGCTGACTTTCTTAGAACAGCAACAAGTTGGACATTTCTTGGTGGCTCTGGATTAGCAGCTATTGGTGATACTGCTTCTATTTTTATGGATCATGAGCTTAAATCTATTGGTATGTCAGTGCTTGGCTCAATGGATGATATATCTTTAAAACTTTCTAAAAGAGAACTTAATCTTGCTGGCGAAGGTTTAGAAATTACACGCGGTATAACGCATTTAAAATACATGGAGAGCCTTACTAACGATGTGTTTAGTAAAACTATTCCCGATAAGTTAAACAATGCTTTTTATATTATGAATGGTTTAGCGCCTATAACTGTAGCTATTAAAACTTTTGATGGTTTAGTTCGAGGTCATACTATTATTGACTCAGCGATTAAGTTGGGTGTTGGCAAGGCTAGTAAGTTTGAACAAGAGTTTTTAGCTAGGTATAATATTACTCCTAAGCTTGCTAAGCAAATAGCTGACTCACCTTATGAAAAAAGTCAGGGTGGTTTGTTTTTACCTAATACAGAGGCTTGGACTGATGAAGCCGCTGTTAAAGCATTTAGAAATGCGTTGTCATCTGGTGTTATGAATAGAGTTATTATGGGTACGCCAGCAGATAAACCAATTGTAATGAGCGGTGTTGCTTATATTCCAGAGCATTTAGCTAGAATGTTACCTTTTGAAACATCTGTTGATCCAAGAGTTAAAGGATATCGCAGAGTAGAAAGTGGATTGCTTGCTTTACCGTTTACTTTTTACAGCTATACAATGGGCGCTTTAAGCAAAATTACTGCTAACCATGCTTCTGGTGCAGTTCGCAATCGGTTGTCTCATATAGCTGTTGCTATGGGTCTTGGCTATATGATTGTAAACACACGCACCCCAAACTGGGCTTGGAAGGATATGGATTTAGAGGATAAGATTATGAGATCTTTTGACTTCTCAGGTCTTGCTGCAATTTATAGTGATGCGGTTTATCGGGGTATAGCAATGGCTAGTGAAATGGGATTTGAAAACAACTTTCCCATCCAACCAAAGTTTCAAGCTCCACCAGATAAGATTGGTGCATTAGTTTCTTTAGGTGGTGCTCCTGCTGATTGGAGTTATGAAGTATTAAGCTCTATAGGGCAGATGCTTTCTGGTGATGTGCAAGACGGAGCTAAAGGTCTTATTCGCATGACGCCTCTTATAGAAACTATGGCTACTGGTGATGTAATTAAAGATACAGCGAAAGATCTGACTGGGTATTTACCCAACAGACAGTAAGGTTTGAAATTAATTAGTAACTATGGTAACGAAAGCTAAGCCAGATAGGAGATAGATATGGCAACCTTTGTTAAAATAAACGACTTCGTTGACTACGCAGTTGAGGCTATGAACTTGGGAAGTGATTCTCTTGTAATTGCTCTCTCAAATACAGCGCCGGGTTCTGAAAGTTCTAACCCAACTGCTGATGGTAATGGTATTTTAGGCAATGTAACTCAGATTAGTTACAGCAACTTGTCTTCAAGAAGCCTGACAAGAACTTCATCCAGCCAATCAGGTGGTGTTTATAAGCTTGTTCTTGCGGATCTAACGCTTACTGCGTCAGGCGGCTCTGTTGCTGCGTTCCGTTATGTTTACATTTATAATGACACTGTAACAAATGACCCTCTTATTGGTTATTATGACTATGGTTCAAGCTTAACGCTCAACGATGGCGATACGTTTACTATCGACTTCAGCCCATCAAACGGTGTTATTCAGCTAACCTAATAAGGAGTAGCTTATGGCTGTTCTTGTAAATAGGGCAAAGGTAGCAACCAGCACAACTGGGACTGGCACAATTACGCTTGGCTCTGCGGAGGATGGATATCAAACCTTCGCAGATGCTGGCGTAGCAAATGGAGACGTTGTAAGGTACATTATAGAAGATGGCAGTAATTTTGAGATAGGCACAGGAACCTACACAGCTTCTGGAACTACTCTTACACGCACCGTAAGCGAAAGCAGCAACTCAAATAATGCTATTAATCTTAGCGGATCTGCTACTGTATTTATTGGTGCTACTGCACAAGATTTAAGCCCTTTGGGCGGCGGCTCTAATAAGGTTTTCTTTGAGAACGATACGAATGTAACCGCTAACTATACGATTACTGATGGCAAGAATGCTATGTCTGCTGGCCCTATTACAATAGATAGCGGTGTTACGGTTACAGTTGGCACTGGTGAAACATGGACGGTGGTTTAGATGGCATCAATTAAAATTCAAAGTAGTTCATCAGGTGGTGGCAGCATAACGCTTACCGCGCCTACTACTTCGTCTAATAGAACCGTAACGCTTCCTGATGCCGATGTAACTTTAGGCGCTCCATATGATCCTACGGGAACATTTCCAGCAAAAGCTTGGGTAAACATTAATGGAGCTAACGGCTCAATTAGAGGTAATGGAAATGTTTCAAGTGTAACTGATAATGGGTCTTCACGCTTTACTGTTAATTATACTAATTCAATTTCTAGTGCTGATTGTTCTGTTACGGCATCTGTATCTAATACATCGTACAGCTATTTAATGGGGGTTGACTTGTATTCTTTTGGTACAGCAAATTGTTCAGTAAGAACACATGACTATAATTCGTTACAAGATGTTACATACCTTTCTGTAACTGTTCACGTTTAATGCGTTATAACTAGGAGATTAAAAATGACAAAATATCGTGTTATCTTTGATGATCCTGATGCTCTTGATGAGCCTACCAAGGTGCTTGTGCCTTCACAAAATTGGCTAGACGAAGCTATGTCTGGTGGGTTGCCCCCTATCTGGGTGTATTGGCAGCTTCAAGATGATGAGCAGCAAGCTATTAAAGAAGGGCGTCATAGCACGTTTCGACATGATCCAGACAAACATGCTTTGCAATGGACTGCGCCTCGCATTGGGCCTCTAACGGAAGAGGAAGCTATGGAATATTTGTGTATGAAAGACTTACCTCGCAAGTGCTGGGCAGAAGAACACAACCGCCCAATGTTCAAGATTGTACGCACAGAAGAAGTGCCAAGCGATAGGCAGTTTCGCAATGCTTGGGAGATGGCAGCATGAGCACTATTAAGGTTAATGCGCTGCAAGATACAAGCGGTAATGGATATTACCCTGCTAGGGCTTGGGTAAACTTTAACGGCTCTGGAACTGTAGCTATACGCAATGACGAAAATGTTGCTTCTATAACTGATAGTGGAACAGGTGGTTATATCGTAAATTTTTCAAACAATCTTTCAACTGCAACCTACTCTGCTTTATCTACATGGGGGGGGAACCAGTTGGGTGGCGCTCAATACGGCAGCGGCATAGGCAATTATAATTTTAATGTCTCGATCCTTACTACGGGCTGTAGGGTTGTAGGTGGAGCTGGTTCTAGTGCTGATGACATTCCATATTTATGTTTTGCAGCGCATGATTAGTATTTTAAAGGAGTAAACAAATGACAACTTTTATTAAAATAGGCGCAACATCTTATAACGCTGCTGATTATACAATCCCAGCGGAGCGCACGTTTCGTGATGGATGGGAAGCCAATACAGATACAAATGTAATCTCTGTTAATATGGCAAAGGCCAAGGATATTTGGCGCGATAAGATACGCGCAGCTAGGATTGAACCGCTGGCTGCTTTGGACACTGCGTTTATGAAGGCGCAAGAAACAAGCGCAAGCACAACTCAGATTGTAGCTGACAAGCAAGCACTGCGTGATGCCCCTGCATTATCAAGCATTGATAACGCCACAACGCCTGATGAGCTAAAAGCCATCCAGCCAATCCCAAATATAACGGTGGAATAAATGACTAGCGTAATTCGTGGCAGTGATAATTTTGACAGTGGAGTTTCGGCAACTGTTGGTTTTACTACAGTAACTGATACTCAAAGTAGCTCGTTTACTAAACCAAACGATGCCTATGACCTTGAAAGTACTTTTTTTGGTGATAGTTTTTTTAACGAAGTAAGTGGAGTGCCTAGTTCTAGTTATGAGGTAATGGCAGGAAGTGCCCAATCATCATCCACATTATTCAATGTAACTTTTACTATATCAAGTGCTAGTACGCACACGAGAAGAGAAAGTTATTGGGGTGATCTTTTATTAGTGGGTAAGAAAAACACTGTAACTAATAAGTCTATGGCATTTTACAATATGGCTAACGGTTGGCCAAACCAAACTATTTTTCCAGTATCATATGCCACTGGTGTTATAATATTAAATGTAAATGAACAATTATGTATATGGGCTTCAGATGTTTACGGAGGAGGAGGGATATATAACTCTAATCTTGTACTCGCAAGCGGTGCTTCCACTATAGTAAGTAAAAAACTAAGTTTATCGTAAAAAGGTATTACTATGATAACTGAAAAACAAGTGCGGGAATACAGAGACACCTTTTTGCTCGAAACAGATTGGTGGGCTGTATCAGATCGTACAATGACAGATGCCCAAACAGCTTATCGTCAAGCTTTGCGCGATATCCCAGCGCAATCAGACTTTCCAGACAATGTGACTTGGCCCACTAAACCGGAGTAATAGATGTTAGGTTTTTCCCCACTAGCTTCTGCGCCACTAGCGGATAGTGGGGTTACATCTGTTGACTATGCTTTAACGGCAGATGCTGGGAGCTTTGCGCTTACGGGGCAGACTGCGGATCTTAACGTAGGTTACAATCTTTCTGCAAATGCTAGGCTGTCTACTTTTCAGTTTAAAGACGCTGACTTTGTTAAAGCGTTAAATGTTGCAGCGGGAACAGGCAGCTTTACAGTCACGGGTCAAACTGTTGCTCTTAATAAAGCTGTAAACTTAGCGGGTGGCGCAGGATCTTTTGCTCTTACGGGGCAAGCCGCTGATTTCGCTAAGGCTTTAAATGTAAGCGGTGGAACAGGCAGCTTTACGCTTACTGGGCAAGACGCTGGCATTTTAATCGGAGAAATCTTTGAGACAGGAGCCTTTGCGCTTACTGGTCAGACGGTCGGCCTTAATAAAGCTGTTGTTATGTCAGCAGCGACAGGCAGTTTTGCAGCCACAGGACAAGCAGTTGATTTAAATAAAGCAGTAAAAGTTTCTGGTGGCACAGGTAGTTTTGTACTGACAGGCCAGACGGTTACATTTGGTAATGCTTACTTGTTGGCCGCAGCTACTGGATCGTTTGCTCTTACTGGCAGCGCGGTAGACTTTGGCATTGGTGAAGCATTTGGAACGGGGAGCTTTGCGCTTACGGGTCAAGGCATTAATATTAATAAGGCTGTCCGTATCTCAGCAGATGCTGGCAGCTTTGCTTTGTCTGGACAGGCGGCTGTGCTTGATCCAAACTTTGGCAACAAAATTATTGCACAAGTCGGAAGCTTTGCTCTCACAGGACAAACTGCACAGATAACAAAAACAATGTCTGTTGATTTGGGTGCAGGATCTTTTGCGCTGACGGGTCAAGCGGCAAGTATTGCAGCAGGTAGGTTGCTTACAGCAAGCACAGGATCGTTTAGTTTATCTGGGCAAGCGGTAGATTTTAACAAGCAGCTTAATGTAAGCGCAGCAACAGGATCGTTTACGCTCACTGGTCAGAGTGTAAGCTTTGTTGCTGGTGCGCTGATTGCTGCTGGTACTGGTACGTTTGCAACGAGCGGCCAAGATGTAAGCATTGCTGTTGCTAGATTGCTTGAAGCTAGCGCGGGATCGTTTGGATTAACTGGTCAGGCTGTTACGATAAACCGCACAGTAAAAATGACTGCTGATGTCGGTGCGTTTATTCTGACTGGTCAAGATGCTGGCGTACTTATCGGCGAGATCTTTGAGACTGGTGGTTTTAGTTTATCTGGGCAAGCTGTTGGTTTAAACAAGGCTGTAAAACTATCGGCTGGTACTGGTTCGTTTGCTTTGACAGGGCAAGATGTTTCTATTGTTGCTGGCGCAAGGCTTGTTGCTGATGCAGGATCGTTTGCTCTTACGGGGCAAGATGTATCTATTAAAAGATCTATAACTGAAAGCTTTGGCGCGGGTTCGTTTGCCTTAACTGGTCAAGATGCTGGCTTAGCTCAAGCTAGAAACTATAATCTTACAGCAAGTCATGCTTCGTTTGCTCTGACTGGGCAAAGCGTTGTCTTTATAAACGGCAAGTCAATTGTTGCAGATGTCGGAAGCTTTGCCTTAACAGGACAGGATTCTTCTCTAATTTATATTAAGGCTATTGTTGCTAACCCAGATATAGATGTCGCTACTGAAGCAATAATTTATAACTCTACTTCTCAGGTTTTAATAACAACAAGCTTCAATGATGTTATTCTTCATGAAGATATAGTGTTTGCAAATGTAGCTTAAACTATTGTAGTTAAGAGAAAAGGACTGAGGTTATGACATTTTACATAAAGCAAAATGATACAAGGCCCATCTTGTCAGCCACTCTAGTTAATAGTGATGGTAGTGTGCCAGACTTAACTGGCTCTACTGTTGTGTTTAAGATGAGAAAATTAGGTGAATCTTCAGCTAAAGTAGATGCGGCTGCTGCTGTAACTGGGGCAACAACAGGCGATATCCAGTACACTTGGATTGCAACTAACACAGATACTGTTGGAAGTTATGAAGGCGAGATTCAAGTTACCTTTGCTGGTGGTGGGGTGCAGACTTATCCAAATAGTAGATACATAGAAATAGAAATTGTGGATGACATAGCATGACTAAACAAACTGTTGCCTCTGCACATAATAGAATTGACGCTGTTGAGAAGCAGTTAATAGCTATGAAGACTGAGATGGATATCCAATTCAAAGATTTGTTTAATCGTGTAAAGCGGCTTGAAGCTATTATGATTGCAACTAGTGCATTCATTATTGCTTTGCTTTTGCGAATGAACATGATGAGCTAAGTCATGTTAGCTGAGTTAGCCGCAGCCAACGCAGCTTATTCCACAATTAAAAAGTTTGTATCTAATGGCAAAGAAGTTAGTGACTTTCTTTCGCCTCTTAAAAATCTTGTTGGCGCAGAAGAAGATCTAAGGGCAAGGGGCAATCGTAAGAAAGACGGTTTGTTTTCTAAAGTTATGGGCAAGTCTGCTGATGACTTTGATGAGTTCATTGCTTTGCAACAGATACAAGAGCAACGAAAAGAATTAGAATCTATTTGTCGTTTGTATGGCAAGCCCGGCACTTGGGATTCTTTCTTGGCTTTTGAGGCTAAGATGCGCGTTCAGCGAAAGAAAGAAGCTGAACAAAGGCAGAAGCAAATAGCTGCTACAATTAAATATATTTCTTGGGGCGTAATTGCTTCGTTAAGTATTGGCGGCTTTGCTGTTCTATATTTCTTAACTGAATTTTTGAAAGGGATGAAATGACAATAGCTATGGAAAAGATATTGGCATGGAAGATAATGCCGCGTGTTATGATGCTAGTTATGACTGTTATGTATATACGTGTTATAGAATGGTTTATGTCTTTGCCGCAGGATGTGGTTAGCACACAGGCTACCGCGCTTACAGCAACGGTTACGGGCGCTCTAACAGGTGCGTTTGCAGTATGGGTAGGATCTGAGAAATGATTGGTCAGATTATAGGTGCAGTTGGTGGGCTAGCTACCAGTTATTTAGACGGTAAGGCTGCTGTCCAGAAAGCTAATGCAGAGATCAAGCTCAAGCAAGCTACTGGTGAGATGGACTGGGAGCAGTCAGCTATAGAAGCATCGAAGGATTCTTGGAAAGATGAGCTATGGACTATAGTTTTTGTAGCTATTCTTTGCATGAACTTTATTCCTTCTATGCAGGAAGTAATGGCTATTGGGTTTGCTAACTTAGAAACCACACCGCTCTGGGTGCAGTGGGGAATGTATGCCTCAATAGCAGCCAGCTTTGGTATCCGTACAATGAAGGGGTTAAAGAAATGAGTTTTAAATTATCGCAGCGCAGCCTTGATAGAATGCAGGGCATAGATGAGCGCATGATTTCTGTAGTTAAGTTTGCAATCACAGCAACTAAGACAGACTTTGGTGTTATTCAAGGCATGCGTACTCTTGAAATGCAGAAGGCATTAGTAGCCAAGGGCGCTAGTCAGACTATGAAGTCAAAGCATTTAGATGGATTGGCTGTTGATCTGATGGCTTACATTGAGGGCCGTGGTTCTTGGGAGCTTAATCTGTATGACGATTTGGCTGACGCCATGAAGGAAGGCGCTGAAGCTGCTGGTGTTGCTGTGCGCTGGGGTGCTGCTTGGCATGTGCCTGACATCCGTAAGTGGGAAGGTACTATGGAAGAGGCTATGAATGCTTATGTTGATAGGCGAAGAGAGCAAGGGCGAAGGCCATTCATTGATGGCCCTCACTTTGAGTTAATGCTTTAGACTATTAATCTTATCTGCGTGACGAGATAAAGTTTTTAAAGTTAGGGTGCGACTGTATCCCATAAAGGACATGCGTCTACATATATGCTCTCTGCTTTTGCCTTCTAAGGCCAGTCTGATTATTTCTTTTGTTTCTGGCTTGGCATCTTTGCCGCCCATATAATAATTAGTATTGTTTTGTTTTAAGAATCTGCTTTGGCCATCTCTTTCTTTAGCTCTTTTATTAACTTGCTTTGCGTCTTCAAGCATTGCAGCTAGTAATGTTTCATTCATAATTGTTTTCTCCCCTGCTCTATTACTGGCCAGAATATATTGTTGCGGTGAATAAAATTATTTAGACCAGATAGTTTTACGTCAAGTATTTTTGCTGCTTGTGTTTGAGTGCAGCGAGATTTTGCCAGTGCTTTTACTAGCTCTACTTTTTCTCGGCGATGTCGAGCTTCCATTTGTTTCCATGTTTCCATGCTGTTTCCTTTAGGTAAAAAAAAGCCCCACTTAAACAGTGCGAAACCTAATTAAGCGGGGCAGTTGTGAGGAGGGCAGGACGTCCCTCGAGTTCTGGAGAACTAATCCAGCTTAGAACGGAATGCTATCTTCTGACAAGGGGGAAGATGCAGTTTGTTGACCTTGTTGTTTGTCGCTTATCTGAAAGGACATGTAAGGCTTACCATCCTTCATGCGTCTCCATCCAGCAATCCGTTTCTCCTCACCAACAGGGCCAGAGTAATCGGGTGCTGCATCATTGCCTTTCTTGTCATTGTCAAACATGACTGCCATCTTTTGATAGACCTCGACAATACCGCGACCGTCTTTGGTCTGGTCTTTGACAAGAACTACTTTTGAATCCACGCCTTCGACGTTGACCTTACCTTGTAAGATCATTTGCTGTGTTGGAAATGGTGTAAAGGCTGCGCCTCTGTTTGTATCATCGTACTGTTGATCTGCCATGCTTCTGGCTCCTGTGTTATGTGACTACCAGCCACTGCTCTTGCTTTCACTGTCTTGATCGTACTTGTTGCCATCCATCTTACCTAAGAAGATGTCAGCATCACAGCCAATGTGCGACAGTGCTTTGGTCAGGCCATCAGTGATAGCCATCTTCGGTGCATCCTCGGCCATACGACCTTTAGCTGCATCAAAGAACTTACGGCACCCTGTGAAGGGGCCAAATGAATTTGCTGGTG